CGGAGAAGTAGGAACTCTTCTTCAAAAGGGTCTAACACTGTGTCGTTATCAAACATACCTTTTTGTCTTGATTGTTTACGGCCAATTTCGGCTCGCAATGTAGATGGCATTTTCCTATGCAGTATCCAGAACGGACCTGTATACATTTTAATGAATGCAGCGCTGTTTATTATCAGTGCGGCTATTAAATCACAAAATATCTCTACATCAAATATTTTGCAGGTTGCGATACGTTTGTATCGAGCGTTTGCTGCTATTGTCACTGCTGCTCTTATTTCGCAGTTTCTATAGCATCTGTAATGATCAGCAAATGATATCCAACTTAATCGTACATGTTCTTTACAGTACATGTCACATTTACCTAATCTAGTCACAGCTTTGACGGGGTCAGGAACTAAGTGATAACCATCTTTGATGTGAATTAAAAATTTTGATGCAAAATAGGGGCCTTCTTGAAAGTTCTCTAATTTTGCAGTTAGGTTGAATAGTTCAGCAATCAATGTGGATTTGTCTACAATTGGGTTGTCTGCATGCAGAAATACTAGACTGTCATCTCCACCAAACACACCCCCGTACGCTTTAGAGTAGTCATGGGTGTAATTCATGACAGCCATCAACACGATGGTATTTCCAATAAATGTCATTATGTCTCCACTTCTTCGTTGGTATTTTGTTCTAACGGCAATTCCAAGGCGTGGGTATACTAATACATTTAAAGTGTGTGCGTCTTCCCACTGTTTAAGTGTGTGGTCGTCTACACCTAAACGGCCGCAAATTCGCAAAGCGATCTGTAAACAGATTTCTTCTTGTGATTTGTCGTATCGGCCAAAATCTACTTCTTGTGGAATGAATGTGGGGGCGTTTGTCAATATATAATTTATTGCTCCATTCAGCCCTTCTTGGGTCAGACCATCGTTGATTACCCAGTTTCTTTTTAAGCATGCACGTAGCATATCGGCTATATACATACCTAGACCGGAGTATTTCGCAGTCACAATTGGGTGGTGTGCAGTGACGGTTTGGCCAGCAGGTGATTCATATGCGTGACTATTGTCAAGTTTAGGTTTATGGTCTGGTCTAGTGTGTGTGGCATAATGCATTTCTGATGGTTCCTTAAACGCTAGAGATCGCATACTTTTCCGGCGTTGTCCGTCTCTAGAATTCCACCAGGCCACAGTGTGGCTTTGTGATCTAAAATCTAAGTTAATCAGTGCTTCACTTAATGAGGCATCATCGATGAATGTTTTGAAAAATTTGTCAACCACATCTTCAACTAGATCAGCTGGTCTGGTGTAATGTATGACAGGTGGGTCAAGGTTCCTTTTTCTCAGACTGGTTATTGCTTCAAATATGCTGCCGGTGTCTCTATTAGGTTGCACAGTTTGTAGCACAGGGGTTAGATAGCTTTGCTGTTGTTTGTTAGTGGACATTAACATCTTTACTGGATCAATTTTCACTTCTATTTCAATTGGGAACACATTTGGGAATTGCAGAGCTAGCTTTTCATCTGAAAGCAATGGTATGAAGATTGCATCGTATGTATCTTGAACTAGTGCTATTTCTGGCAGCACCACATCATCGTGTTCAGATGGCCAAGCCTTAGGATATATCGTCCATGTGTAGCTTGTATCTGACATTACAGTGTGCGCTGTCAATGACAATAACCATGCCAATAGATCAGCGTCCTCAGGTTTTATGATGCATCGTTTTTCAACCACAACTTGTAATTCATGCGGAGGATCAATTGGGCGAGTTACCAATGGTTCAAATGAACGTGCTAACCTTTCAGCTGATTCTTCGGCAGTCTCAGCTAGGCCATGTAAAGCTTTCCACACAGTGTCGTCTTCAGTCATCGTATAATAACTGAGATGATTTCTGTGCCGTGATATTCCTACTATTATGTGCGGCCTACTGCTGTATATTTTGTTAGTGTGTCGAGATAAACGCAGCAGGGCAACATTGTCAAAGCTTTTTCCCTGCGCTTCATGGACTGAATATATCTTAGACTTAGGAATATGTCTAAGTGACTTCTTTTCAGCTTGCGTAAACACTAAATACGCATCATAACCTTGTGGCACAATTAATGGGGAATGTATTACTTTGCAGTTCACACTCCCATTTGTGCTAGACCCAATTTCAATGTTAGGATAATATTTTTGTAGTATGGGCAACATGCACTTTGGGTTGCGCCAAGTTTTATTCATTGGTATCACGTTATCAATAGCTAATTGATGGTGAAACATGGAGAACCCAATTCCACGATTAATGAAGGGTATTTGATTCCTATCACCGTATACTCGCAACTCTTCTGCATTGCAGATCCACCCGATTAAATACAGGTCGCCAGCATGTGTCATTAGTCCTTCATCAGCATATACGATAGCACTGCTGTCAGCTCCATTCAATAATATGGAATCATATGTGCGATAATGCTTAGCGTATCTAGAATTGGCTTCAATATAATCAGCCTTGGCTGCTTTAGTGGCTGTGCACACTAAGTCAACTCCCTGCGTATGCTGGTTCATAATGCTTGTCGTTTTCCCACAACCGGGAACTCCTTCATATAACGTGACCTTTAATCGATCATGATTATGCTGACGTATATCGTCCCAGTGAGGCATCAAATTGTTTAATAAATTACGCTCACGTAAAAATGCAATGTCATCACTCATGAAGAGGTACGTGCCTGGGTTACGGCATGAGTAGCGTTTATTTACAGCGTCATATTCTACCTCTTGTAGCAATCCATTTGACCAACAATAACTTTGTTCACATTCTGGTGTGCCATTTAAGAATGTTTGCTCAGCATAGCTATATATCCACATGTCTGTTGCTGCTCGTAAGTACGTTGTGGCTGTGTCAGGATCTATTATGCTAAAGCGTCTTATTAGAGTTCGCTCTATGTGTAGATTGTATTTTAAACTTTCAACCACTGCTTGCAGTCTGAGGTTGCCTCCAGTATTGGTTGCACATAATCGGCGTTCATATCTCGATAATGTGTCTAATCGGTGGCTGTTAGGTTCTAACAGACCATTTAATGGCATTTGCCATTGTGCAATTGAACGAGATGCATAATGGTCAATCAACACTGTGCCGTCAGTTTGTAGAATTTTATACGTATGATTGTCCTGCACATATATGATTTTAGTGGGTCTCTGACTACTACACCATATCACTCCTCTGTATAATATACCAATGGAGTTGTCAGTGCAATTAGTTTTCACGTTGCTGGCGTCAGCTACACCGGTTTGCGTTGAATTAATTGCTTTCCAGAAGCAGCTTTCTTCACCAGGGTCTTCAATTCCAAGGTTACTTAGCCAATATAGATCTTTTGCAGTGCCCTGGATTAGTGTTAAATTGCGTAGGCTTTTTACAAACTCCTTGTCATTTGATGGTATTATGCGCATGAACTCAAGTCCCTCCCATGATATTATAACGGTAGATTTGACCTCATCGCTAGTGCTCACGTTTCCAATATATAATGAGTTGCGTATTAATAGAACACTAGAGTTGCCTATTACCACGTCTATCCAATCAAAATAAGTAGTTGGATTGTAGCGATTTTGCAGATACGCAGACATCAACTCTGGATTTTCATAAACACATTCTAATATGGATGAGTTTGTGCATCTGTAGCATTCGCCCAAATCAATAGTATGATGCTGGTATCCTATTAGATCTCTCTTAACATCAAGTGTTCGATGGTTAGTTGGATGGCCTAATTTATATAACTTGTTAGCAGCACGCCATTGAGTGCCAATCTGCGGATTGTTTGTGTTGCTTTGGTTCGTGGTATTTAGTGTGTTGCCGTATTCAAGTGAACTGATATTATCAGTTCTGTTTGACTGTTGTGCGATGCTATGACGGTCATCTCCAATGTTTAACGGTATACTGCCATCATCTACTGGATTTTGATTGTCTGAGTTTTCAGCCAATGGTTCATTATGTGGCAATAATTGCTGTTCTAAATCAGCGTTGTTATTATCCCCATTATGAAGGGCTAATGGCCGATGGTTATTATTGCCTAATAGCAATTGCCAAATATATGCAAGACTGAATTGTATGTCCCGTCTAATCACTGTTAACAAGGTGATATTTAGTGTGAACATGTTATTGTCATTAAGGAATGGATCTCCAATTGACTCATCAGGTGGTCTAGACACATTTATAGTCAGCTCACTATTGAATTGTTCAGAATTTTGAGTGAGGGCGGCTATTAGCCTGCTCTCTTCTCGTGCATGATTTAGTAATTTGGCAGCCCTGCAGGCAAATAGACTTCTACGATATTTTAG